ACCTTGCACAAAAATAGCATTATCCCAAGTAAAAATTGTAGTACCGGAACTATTCTTTGCCATAAGTTTAAAAGTATATGTACTTACATTAATCGCCACCTCTTGACACTCATCTTCCCAAAATGACAATGGCAATACCCATGTATCACCCCTCTTAATTGTCCTTAAATTATGTTCGCCTATCATAATGTAAATTTAAGATTTATTATGGTTATAATGCAATGTAAGCAGCAATAACTGATGTGCCATTTAATGCCGTTCCAAGTGATATAACAAATGACCCCGTAACTGTGTAATTATAGTACCACTTGCCACCATATCCAACCGCAACAAGTTTGTGAGTGGCAGGATTCCTTGCAGGGATAGTACCACTTGTTACTGTGTAAGTATCCACTACCGTCAACTCAGTAAAGCTGCCAGTACCTTGTAGGGTATAGTTATAGTTTGCAATGCTTCCAACTGTGCTATCAAGAGTTAAATCTTGTATATAACAATCAAATTGATATATACGATAATTATTTTGAGCATCAATTAAATCAAGAAAAGCAGTAAATTTTGTATCACTACCAGTAAAAAAATCACCAAAAAACTCAATTGGGTGCATGTAGCTTTGAGCCATCTTTACCAATCCACTACCGCTAATGGTGAAACCCCTTCTCCCCGTTATATATTCACGATATAGTCCATTTGTTTTTGGTGCTAACTCTAAGAAGTCCCTACTCAATGTAATTGATGAGTTCTTAGCGCAAGCCAATGGATAGACATTATCTTCATAAAGATAAGCTATAACTAACCCTTCTGATTTTACTGCGTCTGCCATTATTGATATATATATTTAACTTGATAAGGATCATAAGTAGGAGTGCCTGGTACATAGTAACTAAATGTCAAGTTACCCAATCCTATATTAATCTCATCAACATTGTTTGAAATACTAACAAACATAGTATTACCAGAATTGATAGTAGATATATTGCTCAAATTTAAGGTAAATAATTTTGGAAGCGTTGTACAATCAACTACCTGTATCGCTTTTGATACACCATTTATAATAAAATTAAATATTACATCAGTGCCACTTGTTAGTGAGTTTATTGTACCATTTATTACACAACTAATACTTGGAGATATTGATGTAGTGCCTGTGTAGGTAAAAGTATTCCCAGTTGAGATTGTGAAGTCAGCACCACTAACAATAGTCCAAGGAACTTTAGTGATTCCGATATAAGTATTGTTTGTTGGGTCAGCATCAAAATTCTTTAATACATAATCATCAACATCCCTATCATTATCAAATACCTCAAGAAGTGTGGCGTTCCAAGTTGATGAGGCAAAGTCAATCTCTTTTAGGTTCAATATTGCATAAATTTTGTTGGGGTCATCATCAACAAATTTTATTGTATTTATTAACCCAATTGGCTCAGTTCCATCATCCCATGTAAGTCCAAAGAAGTTAGCATCAATCTTATTCCTATCAATTCTATTGAACTGCCAATGAGCAATTGCGTTCTCTTTTCTAAATCCTTCAATCTCCGATACATATCTACTCCTATGCCATTGCCTATCTGTGAGTGATACCCCATCTGCCCTTAAAAGTGTGCCTTTGAAGTTATTTGAAAAGCTATCATCAAAGTATATTTCACTTTGGTCAACCATTTTTAGGTTGTCGGCCTTTGTGAATATTGACTGAACACCCGTAATATCAATTTCATACTGACCATTAAACCCTGTCAATACTTGCACTTGTAGTGACTTATACCAAGACTCTTGACCGCCACTCTCCCAAGTCCTAAAATCATTTAATAATATAATATTTATATTACCAAAATCTGGACAAGGCTGTGAGTCAACACTAAGTGTAATCCAATCACTATACAATGGATCATTAGATGTCAAATATGATGTGCCAAAAAATTGCTCATTTGTACTAAATGTTGCATTTGTTTGTACCCATGTACCATCATCTTTTAAATAGTAATTATTTACATTACCATATAAAAGTATATATGCTTGCCTTTTTTTACCATCATCAGTAAACACATTTTTATACCTTGTATCTACACTAAACCTTATTTTTTCACCTTGCAAAATCTCAAGGTCTGTTGATTTAATCCACCTATAAACTGCATTTGATGATGCAATTGCAGAGTCAAACCTTACATAATTATCTTCTAAAATTCCATAAGCACCATCATAAACCTCAACTCTTGTGACTGTGCCAGTAGTAGGTGTTGTAGGTGTTGTAAATGTTGGGGTAGAACTTGTACCACCTTCTTGCCTTGTCCAACTATCAAGATTATATGATTTAACATTTGAAACATCACTAATAAAAGACCCTCTTGCAAATGAACCATTTTGAACTATCTCATTGATTGGGTCATAATTATATTGTATAATGTCTTTCTTTGTCCTTCTTTTTAAGAACCTTAACATTTCTGGTGTTATAGGTTTAACACTCTCTCCAACACCGACATTCACATCATATCTATCATTAAGTAATGTCCTTGTGCCAAGAAGTGACCTAAATCCTCTTATATTCTCTGTTGTAGGGCAATATAACTCCTCAATCCTAAATATCACCCATTTACCCTTATACATATAAATGGTCTGATTCCAAGCTGTGTTTAGCTTCTCAATCGCAGTATAAGAATCATCATATTGAAGAACATCAATCTGAAAAGCCTTTGCATCAACTGTACATTGATCAAACCCTGTGTATAATGCACCATCATTCATTGATGCATAAAATAGGTTTGAGTAAATTTTATAGTCTACAAAATTTTGAACTGCTCCTTGCATTGCATATTCAACAATCTGAAATGGAGTAAAAGTTCCAATCAACTCTGCCCCATTATTTCCAAGTTGAGTTTCTTTTAGCAATCCAAGACCCTCTGTGGCTCTAATTGTTAAAACATGATTTGTATCAACCCAAGTCTCTTGAAAATCATCTTGAGTCAAATATCCTATCCAATAATTTCCCCAAGTCCCAAAATCAAAATAAACAATAACATCATTATCATTATCCATCATAAAGTCATCAGTAGTTACCCCACTTGCTGACCCAATGATGTTCATTGTTGCCAATTGCGCTCTAATTGGCTTAAATATATTCTCATCAGTATTAAACTCACCAAGAGTAAATGGTTTGTCAGCACCTACTAAAGTAGTTGATGCGCCTGTCCATCCCTCAAAATCAAACCTAACTGTACAAGTTTGACCCTCAAGTGTCTTGAAACTATATCTATATTTTTCTGCTTTAGCCAACTCTATTAATTTGTGCGTTTGTTCTATTCAATGCTCCAACAAGGTCTGACCCTCTTTGTACAAAAACAACTTGTCCACTTAAACTCATTCCACCACCATTCACACCACCAAATGAAGGATTTGCTACACCACCGAACCCTAAAAATCCACCACCTTTGGTAAATGAGCCAAGCGTTGCCATTATACCTTTTGCTGCTCCAACTTGCGGGAATAAAATATTTGTTAGCAAATTAGCTATTCCACTAACTATTAATTGAGTAGCAATTTTTTTAATTATTCCAATTGCCATTTTACCAAATCCTTCAAAAGCACTTTTACCTTTAGTTGTTAGATTATCAAACAACAAACCAAATGGCTCAACTAATGATGATTCAATACTACTTTTTGTTTTATCAAATACAGCTTGTAGGCTTTCAAATTGAGACTTTAAATAGTCAATTTTCATGCCTTGATTGAATGCAATATCTTGTTCTATTTTAAGAGGGTCAGTTGTTTTACTTAATTGTGCCAATGGATTAAATGCTTGTGCATCCATTTGCATTTGTGCATTTGCAGATTCTAAGGTTTGTTTTGTTAATAGCTTTTGTGCTTCTGCTTGCTTCTTTAATTCCTCTGTCCTATTTTTTAATGCTTGATTTTGTAATTGATTTGTGTAAAACTCAGCAAGTCTTTTATTTGATTCTTTTGTTTGTTTTTCTAAATCTGATTCAACTACTTTTAATTCTTTAGTAGACTTAACCAATTGAGTAGTATTTAAATTAGCTTTTGCTATACTATTAACAATTGGTTCAAGTTGACCAATATATTGGTCTTGTGTTTCAGTAAGTTTCTTGATTTCAAGTTCTAATTCCTTAACTTGTTTTGCAGAACTTTTATATTGACCAAAGGCATTTTGTTGCAATTGAACTGCTGCAAGTCCAACAATTAAAGTTTGCTTTTGACTTTTTTGTAATTCTTGTTGAGCTTTACTTTCATCTAAATTAGCAAGTCTAAGTTGTTCTTGCTTTGTAGCTAAATCCTCAGCATTTTTACTAAGAACGGCTGTAATACCTGCTTCTTGAATTTTTAGCTTTAATAGATTTTGTCTTGCTTTAGCATTTTCTAAAATTAATTTACTTGATGCTTGAGTTAATGCATTTTCATCTTTAATTCCTGCTATAACATCTGGTGATACTTTTTTTAATTCATTGTAAGCTGCAAGCCTATCTTTTTGAGGATTTTTTAAATCAGTTAATGTCTTGACAAGTATATTTATTTTTGCCGACTCTGCTGCAACATTTCCTGCTGCCTTTGCTGTTTCCTCATTATATAATTTTTGCTCTTCTGTTATTTTAGGTGATAAACCAAGAATGGCATTCATTGCCTCACCAAGTGAACCATACTTTTGTATCAAGGCAGTAACGCCAGATATGATTGCACCAAATGCAAATGACAAACCTGCTGGCCCAATCAATGAAGCGCCAATTGATTTAAATGCACCACCAACACCGCCTGCATCTTTTGTCAACTTACCAAATGAGTCAATAACTTGTGGTAAGTTGTTCTGAATAGCAATAAATCCAAAAGGTAAATCTCTCGTTACTTGACCTAAAGAAAATAAAGCATTTGCACCATTGTCTGCACTTTTAGGAAGTTGATCAAGTCCTACTTTTTTTAAATCAACAAGACTGTTTTCAAGTTGCTTAATTTGCTTATTTGTTTCAACAATAGCTGCGCCAGTCTGAGTCTTTAATGAATTTCTAAGGACTTTCAGTTCAGCATCAACCTCACTAATAGATTTAGTGAATTTGCTGATGTCAGCACCTATCTCAAAAACAAATGGACTTGAACTCATTTACCCAACCTTTTAAAAATTTCTCGCATCTCATCCTCACTCATCACATTGCCATTTTCTTCATCACCTGGCAACTGCCACAATGCTTCTGGTGTTTTTGGTGCGGTTTTAGGATCACCCATTAACCGCACCATCGTAAACATCAAAAGTCTTGTTTGCTTATATACATCTATTCTTTTAATCTCATGCCCTTTCATCATTAATGAAAAATGGCGAGGACTCATACTATAAAAGTCATTAGGCAATAAATTCAACTCACCAAAGGCAAATGATTCTATTTCTTCAAACGAGATGTCTTTTTTTTTGGCTTATCATCTTCTTGTGTTTGTTTGATGAAATCGCTTTCAGTCCAAACATTTATCACATTTTTTATTTGATTCAATGAATCTTCATTTTTTAAATTAGATTCAACCCAATCAACAAAATACTCAAATGATAAATCTATCTCAACATCTTTTATAAGGCAATTATTATAATAGCCACTATAAATAATGTGTGCAACACCTATTTCGTTTAATTCATTGTTTTCAAATGCCCTTCCTTCTATGAACTTTCCTTGAAGGTATCTAAAAGATGCCATCCCGAATTTTAGCCCAATCTTAGTTTCGTTGATAGTAATAGTAGTGTAGTTCATAATTAAGGAGTAACATCAACTGTTCCGGTAGAAGTAACAGTACCAGAAAAATTGATAAATTCAGTAGTTGATTGATTGAGAGTAAGTGAAGTGATGTAGCCAAGAAACTGATGGTAGTAGGCAGCACCTACACTTGCACCAGTAACAACTGGGTTTTGTACTCTTACTGCTACAAGTGTTTTTGAAGCCATAGCAACGAGCAAATCCTCATAAGAAATCTGAGCAACTGTTGGTGATACCTCACAAATTGCATCAAAGTCAAGACCCATTGTTGCATCAGCAACTGATGTCAAAGGCCCACAATTTGTTTGCTCTGTTGTTGAGTCAACAGTTGTATTAACTGAAGCCGTACGCAGACACACGAGATTCTTATAAGATGAGCCACCAGCTACATCAATCTCTATGTTTTGCAATGATCCTAAAATCTGTCCCATTTTATTTTATTTTTGATTTACTAAATTACTAATTGTTATTATCTTTCTCGCTACAAAGTTTTCTCCATCCCTCAAAGGTAAATAACTTGATGAAGTTCTTTGTGTTGGATATACCTCAAAGTTTATATCACTAAATCCGTTTACTGATGTATCTGGAATTAGTATATTTAAAATTTGTGATGATATAGTATCAACAATTGAATTGTCATAAGTTCTATATTGTTCACTAAATATATCAATTGTCACATCAACACTATTACCAAATGAGTTATTTGTGTTACTTGCTGACTCATTAATTGATGAAATTACTATATAGTTTTGAGGTGTAGTTGTAAAAGGTTGTTGACCATAGACAGGCACATTCTTACCTCCATAAGAAATGTTACCATTTAAGGCACTTATATAAATACTTCTTACATTATTTGAGCAATCAAGCATTATACTTTCCTTTTTTCATTTATTAAGTTCTCAATACTTTTTGTCAAACTTGGGATATATGCCAAAATGCTTGGCCTCATATATGGTCTTGCCAACAAATTTACTTGTTTTATTCCTTTTCCCTTATATTTTGATGCAACACCATCCCAAGGCTCTCCATTTGATATAAAGTATTTGCCAGTACCAAACTCAACATAAGCAGCATAATCAGTTTG